AGGTGAATGACACTTTAAAGGAGATAAATACATATAATATGTCCACTTTTTTGGAGATAAAACTGGACAAATGTGTACCAAATTGGTACCAATAGTAGTCTGTATTTGATACAAATATGTCCCAAAAGTAGTCTGTAAATGGGACAAAGTGGTTGGCCGGAAATACTGACGCACCACGTAAGTAAACTCATAGGTTTACAATAATTAATAAAAGTAAACTTATAGGTTTACAACAAGTGTATCTAATATGGAACAAAACAAGATAAAATGTAACTTAGATGAAACATAGCATAAAGACCTTTGCACTAATATAGGCGTTATAAATTATGGGAATAAATACAAAAGATCCAAAAGAGTACTTACACTCAGATAGAATACATGAAGATGATTCAGTGTTTGATCCAGGAGGTAAGATAGAATATACTGAAGAACAGTTAATACGATTTGCAAAACTATGGCAACTAGAATGGGAAAGACAAGTGATAGAGGACCAAATGCGAGATAATGAAAATTATGAGTATATATAATGGCTAGACATCATGTAGCCATACAAATGGAAAAAGAACAACAATGGCAAAAGGATAATGGCCCTATTGTTAAGACTGCAGATCAACTATGGAAGTATAGTGGAGAAACAGAAGAGGATTCAAGAAATACTATAGGAGTAGCAGCTTTTAAGCGTCCTCTCTTACCCACTAGATACGCAGTAAATGCATTTGTAGAAAAATACACTAGACGCGGAGCTGCAAGATTAAGGACAAATATTATATACAGACATTTACGTTACCCGCAATTGACTAGAAAGCAATTAGCAACTAGACTGCAATGCACTGTGCCCTCAGTTAAAGGGGCGTTAGACTTATACTTTACACATAAAAAAGAATTAAAAATCAAATATAAATACTATTTATAATAAAAATAATTAAAATGAAAACAGAAAGAGCAAGAGACATTGTTAAACATTTAACACAGACAATAAGAAAAATGGGGACAAGAGAAACTATTGAAAACAGCAACAAAATGTTTAAAAGCCCAAGAGCAAAGCGCTCAGTATTAATTACAAAACGAGATGCATTAAAAAAAAGATTTAAATTATGAAAAAAATAAGAACAACACAAGTTAACTCTTTAAAACAGTTAAAACCTAAAATAGGAAGTAGAAGACAGACTATATATGATGCTATAAAACATCTTACTAGTACTGTTCATATACCAGTTACTAATAGAATGATAGCTAAACATTTAGGATGGGATATAAATAGAGTTACAGGTAGAGTTACAGAGTTAGTTGATTTAGGTAAAGTTAAATCTAATGGCACACATAAAGATTTACAAACTAATAGAACTGTAACAGTATGGGAGGCGTTATAAATGAACTCCGAGACGAAGAGCAAAAGAAAGCCCTTAATAATTGGGCAAAGGCTGGTTATTGTGGTAGTCTTATTGCTGGTACTGGATTTGGCAAAAGTAGATGTGGCGTGGTTGCTATTAATCACGTCATCAATATACTTGGGAAAAAAAATGCTCTCATATTAGTACCTACTGTACAGTTGCAAGACCAGTTTAGAGATGAGTTTCGTAAATGGGGGTATGACAGTTGTTTAGACAATTTAGAGATACTCTGTTATCAGAGCGCTTATAAGTTAAAAGATAAGCATTATGATATTGTAGTGTGTGACGAGATACATTTAGGTTTAAGTAAAGAGTATAGAAAGTTTTTTAAAAACAATACTTACGATAAACTATTATGTATGACTGCTACTTTACCTGATGATGTTGGGTATAAGATGGAATTATTTAAATTAGCAAGAACAATTTATACTATAACATTAGACGAATGTGTTGATATGGGGTTTGTAGCTCCATATGAAATCTACTGTATACCTGTAGAATTAACCTTTGGAGAACAGCTAGAATATGATTCAATTCAGCAAGATTTTGTTAAACATAAGGTGTGGTTAGGCCCAGAAGCATTTGATATGGCTAAATTTTTTATAGCAAATAAACAATCAAGTAGTGAAGAAAGGTTTCATGCTGCAGGGTTTTATAAAGCTATGAGAGAACGTAAGAAAGTTGTAGATACTGCATACAATAAAATATCTAAATTTAAAGAGATAGTATCAAAGAATTTAGAGCAAAAAATCATTACCTTTGGAGGTCTTAATGAATTTACAGATTCTTTAGCAGAGAGCGTTTCACCTCTAGCAGAAGTATATCACAGTAAAAGAACTATGAAAGAGCGTAAGAAGGCTTTAAAACGCTTTAAAGAGGATGATGTTAACATACTTTGTTCAACTAAAGCTTTAAATCAAGGATTTGATATACCTAACGCTAATATAGGAATTATATGTGGGTTAACCTCTAAAGCCTTATCTATGGTACAAAGAATAGGTAGGTTAATTAGATATGAAGAAGGTAAGACAGGAAAGATCTATATTATCTATGTTAAAGACTCTCAAGAAGAGAAATGGCTTAATAAATCTGTAGCAGATCTGAAGGGTGTTAAATGGTTATAAAAATAAATTAAATAAAAACAGTACATTATGAAAAAAATTAGTATATTTGCAAACGTTATAAAAACTATTTTTATATGAAGATAGAATTAGACTTTGCCATACTTGAGGAAACGGGTATGTCAGCAGACGATTACGTATATCTTTATATAATTTATAGAAAAGGTTTTAATTACTTGCAGACCCTTGCCTTGAAACCGGATCTACTTGCTTTGCAACACAAAGGATACATAAAGATCGGTGACTCTGTTGAAGAACATATTATCAGACAGGAGTTCATCGATCTTTTTGTGTCTAATTTTCAAGCTATGTTTGCTGAGCTGGTTGGAACTTACCCTATGAAAGTAAATACAGGTAGGGGAACTACGAGGGTTTTACACGCAACTGATCCAGATGCTAAATCAAACGATAAAGCTAGGGAAAGATATAAAAAAGTAGTTGGGGACAAAGCTTACAAGCATAGAGAGATCATGAAATGCTTAGATAAACAATTAAAAATAGAAAGAGAAAACCTTGGGTATTTACAAAACTTAGAGGTTTGGATTAATAACTATACTTGGGAAAAGTATGAAAACTTAGACGAACATGCAACACAAAACGACTCCACCAAACCACGGATCACACGATCTCTTTAAAGAAAAAGGATTTAAAAGTATTAACAAAGCAATCAGCGCTTCATTATATCAAGTACAAGATGGTATGATGGGAAAGAGAAGGATTTATCCTACTAAATGGCCTAGATTGAATAAGAACTTATTAGGGGGACTGCAACCTGGTAAGATGTATGTAATTGCAGGTAGACCAGGTGTAGGTAAATCAGCATTTAGTAATCAAATGATTTTTGACTTGTTAGATAATAACAAAGATAAAAAATTAGTAGTACTATATTGGAGCTTTGAAATGCCAGGTTATCAACAGATAATGAGAGCTGGAGCAAAAGGAACTAATAAAGAACTAAGTGATTTATTATCTGTTGATCAAAAGCTAGAAAGAGAAGCGTATGAGCAATTTAAAGAAGAAGTTTTAAAGTATGCTCATTATCCTATCTATTTCAACAATGTACCTAGAGATATGGAATTCATTAAACAGGCTAATGTAGAGGTGACTGAGAATAAACCAGACCACACTATTGTTAATGTGTTTGATCATTCTAGACTTATACTAAGCAACAAAGAGCAGGAGTTACAAAAACTTAATGAAGTATCTAAAGGGTGTATGTGGATGCAATCTAAAATAGGATGTGTAAACATTTTATTATCTCAGCTTAATAGGAATATAGAACAAGAACACAGAGCTAAAGCTCAGTACCAACCATTACTAACAGATTTATTTGGTGGTGATAGTATTGGGCAAGATGCACATGTTGTTATGATGCTACAAAGACCTTATGATTTATATGGTATAACTGATCCTTATTGTGGAGAAGACCCAGTTGGATTATTAGCTATACATGTAGAGAAGAACCGAGACGGTTTATTGGGTATGATACCCTTCGAGGCAGAGATGTCAACTTTTACAATAACAGAAAGACAAAAACAAAAATAATATGGAAATAGTAATGATAGTAGCTGCGCTAGTAATTGGCGTAGCTGGAGGTATGTATGTATCCTCAAAAATGAGTAATAAAATAGATAGGAATATTCAAAAAGGTGATATAGGTCCTACTGGAGCTGTTGGTCCAACTGGCCCTCAAGGTCTTCAAGGAGAGCCTGGATCTATGGGAAGACAAGGGGATAGAGGTGTGCAAGGTGATCCTGGGCCTGCAGGTGTAGACAGTACAGCGTCTAATACATCTATTCAGGCAATTTCTAAAAGAGTAGATAAAATAGATGATGCTTTATATGCTCTGAATAAACACATAAACTATGTTCTTGATAATGCTACATCTACTCCAAAACAAGAGGAAGAAGATCAATCTGAAGCAAATAGATTAGGTGGTGGTGTTAGAAACTGGAAAAGAATGGTATAATGGGTAAACAAAATGAAAAATTATTAAAAAATATAAAAAAGTATGAGCAAGAGGAACGCAAAAAACAAAGCAAAAATAGCAGTCTTAAACGAAATAAATCACACAGACAAAAAGTTAAAACGAACTAAAGGTGATGAGGAAGAGACGGCAAGACTAACAGCTAGGCGTAATGCATTAAGAAGTAAATTAAAAACTAAATAATATGGAATTACCAAAAGAAAAGGTAAAGGCTAGCCGTAAATCGCCAAAGAATATGATAATATATGGAGCTCCTAAGATAGGGAAGACTACAGTGTTATCACAGCTAGATAACTGTTTAATTATAGATTTGGAAGACGGATCAGACATGCTTGATGCTTTAAAAGTAAAAGCTCATAGTTTGAAAGACTTACAGGCTATAGGAGCAGCTATCATGAAAGAAGGTAGGCCTTATAAATATATAGCAATTGACACTATATCTAAATTAGAAGAATGGTGTGAATCATATGCTAAACAGATTTATATGAGGACTCCTATGGGTAAAAACTTTGATCAAAAGAATCCTGGTGCATCAGTACTATCATTGCCTAATGGCGCTGGCTACTTATATTTAAGAATGGCCTACAAAGAATGGATAGATAAATTGAATAAACTAGCGGATCACATTATCTTAGTTGGACACCTGAAAGATAAGATGCTTGAGAAGAAAGGTAAAGAGGTTGCAGTAAAGGACCTTGATTTAACTGGTAAAATTAAGCAAATTACTTGTGCTAATGCAGACGCTGTTGGTTATATATATAGAGAAGCAGATAAAACTATGGTTAGTTTTGACTCTATGGAAGACACAGTAGCAGGTAGTAGGTGTGATCACTTAAAAGGCAAGACCATGTTTATGGAGTGGTCAGAAATATTTATAGATTAATTAATTAAACAAAAACAAAATGATTGAAATGAGGAAAAAACAAGAAGCAGGTGAAACTCCAGCACAAATTACGGTCTCTATGATAGATCAAGATCTTAAAAACGGAGTTAACAAAACAGAAATGTCTGTTAAGTACGGAATTAAATCTTGGGAAGTAGATAGAATGTTTGAGCATCCTGACCTTAAAGGTAGAAGGCCTAGTAAAAGAAAGCCGTTATCTTTTGAGTTTGTAGATGATACAATTAAAGACACTTCAGATCCTAATTTAAATAATAGAGTTGCAAAAGAAAGAGCTGAAGTATTTAATGAATCTCTACAAGCTGCATCAGAAGCTTTGAATCCTAATCAAGTAACTTTAGAGCAGGCTATAGATGAAGCTATTGATACAGTTACAGAAGTTAAAAATCAAATGCAAGAAACTCAAGAAGCTATTAACGATATGCTTAGTCCTACAGAATTTGTTGACAAACACTTACCTGTAGAAGATGAAGACGAGCTTGAGATCCCAACTATGGAAGACACTTTAGATCTAGTAGAAGAGCAAGAGATGGAAGCTGGAGAAGAAGAATTAAAGCAGGATGAAGACACATTCGAATTATAATAACTAAATAAATAAATAAAAATGGCAATACAAAGTAATGCAAGTACAGAAGCAGTAGCAGGAACAGGAGTAACACTATACTCAGGATTAACTAATATGAAGGTATTAGGAGTAAATCCTAGTATGGCTGAGCTACACGCAATGGGTGTAAACGTTAAACAAGAACCTTCTTATGAAGTATCATTTTCAAATCAAGATTACAATAAAATTGTATTTTGGGTGGGAAATTCAGATACTAAAGTTAAAGTTGAAATATTAATGCAGCCTTCTACAAGAACATCTCAAACAGGTAAGAAGCAATGGATAAACTCTTTTGGAGCTACTACATGGTCAGAAGATGCACCATCATATGACTGGTGGAAAGCAGAAGGACAAAGACCAGCATATGTAGGAGAAGAAACTTTAATTGAATTCACTAAAGCTTGGGCAAATGTAGCTGCAGGGGATGAAGTATCTTTTAATAACATAGCTTCTATTGCTAGTGGAGATGTATCAGAGATTAAAGCTTTAGCTACTGCTCTATTAAGTAATGAAGTTAGATTATTAGTAGGAGTTAAAGATGATAAATATCAAACTGTTTATACTAAATGTTTTGGTAGAATTAAACCTCAAAGAGATCAGTATTTTATTAAATCTTTAAATGATGATTATGGAGCATTTAATGCTGATTTTAATGCTGATTTAGTATGGGGAACACATGTTGCTACGGCTACTCTAGTAGCTCCAGACGCTCCAGATGAAAATGCAGATTGGACAACGTCTACTAAAGAAGCAGTAAGTGAGGATTTGCCATTCTAATGGCAATTGCTAGTAGAAGCAGTGAAGATTATTTACATACAGATGTCATACTCGGTAAAATTACTGAGTATGACATTTTTGTGTATTATTGTCCAAATTTTAAAGAATTAGGTAAGAAATTTCTTAGCGACCTTCGTGAAGATAGAACACCTACCGTCTCTATAATACCTTACAAAGGTAAATTATTATATAAAGACTTTGGCCACTCTGATCACGCATTCGACTGTTTCAACTATGTTAAATTTAAGTATAACTGTAGTTTTGTAGATGCTTTAAGAATTATTGATTGCGACTTTAAGTTGGGATTAAGTTCTCAAAAAGAAGTAATCAATTTTACTATGGGTATTATGGCGTACAGGCAAAACAAATCATTTGATTATCAAAAGAAACAAGTTATCATTCGCAAAAAAATGAGACCTTGGTCGGCAGAAGATGCGATCTTTTGGTCAAATTACTTGGTGAGTAAGAAAACTTTGCTTAGTTTTGCCGTTGAACCTATAAGTCATTTCTGGGTTAATAACAACCGATTTACGTGTAAATCAATAAGTTATGCATTCAGATTTAAAAATCGATATAAAATCTATTCTCCTTATGAGGAAAAAAATAAATGGTTGAGTAATACAAGAAAAACAGATATACAAGGTTACAACCAGCTGCCTAATACAGGTGAGCACCTTATAATTACTTCCTCCCTCAAAGATGTTATGTGCTTACATGAAGTAGGGTATCCAGCAATTGCGCTACAAAGCGAAATGCAAATACCTGATGAGAAATTAATAAGTGAGCTAAAAGAAAGATTTAATACAATAGAAATTTTATATGATAACGATTTTAACAATATAAATAATCCCGGCCAAACTATGGCTAAGAAAATTTGTGAGTCGTATGGGTTCACTAATATTTGTCTACCGAATCAGTTAGGATGTAAAGATCCTTCTGATCTAGTCAAACGGACTGGTAGCATGACAGAACTTAAAAACATATTAAATGAACAGAGATGAAATTATTGAAAAACTAAGAACGAAAAAAGGATTTTTAAAAAAAGGAGCACAATGGTTAGCAGATAAATGGGAAGTAGATATAGCAATTATTAGAGATTGTAAAAAGCTAGTAACATCTGAAGAGTGGGTACAAGAACGTATGAATAATGATAACGGACACGATTTAAGTGAAAGTCAAGCATTTTCAAAACACTTACTAGATAATGGATTAACTATGGCAGATGTTAAGTCAGTTAAATTCTGGCAAAACATGATGGGAGAGCAAAGATATAGTATAGTAACACATAACCAATGGCATGAACAGCCTTTAGTTAAAGATGAGCTATTGAATTATATTAAAACTAAGTCTCATAAAGTTAAGAAGATTGCTTACAAAAAATCTAAAGATCCTATTTGCTATGAAATTTCTTTACCAGATATTCATTATGGTAAAATTACAGAAGATGGCCCAGAAGCAATGGAAGAACACTACATGAAAGCTATTATGGATCTGCATAGAAAGGCAGACGGAGTAGATATAGAAAGGTTCTTATTACCTGTAGGTAATGACGGCCTTAATTCAGAAGGTTTTTCTAGAGCTACAACTAAAGGCACACCTCAACAAGATAGTATGATGTGGAGACAATCTTTTAGAGGGTATTGGAACTTGGTTATGAAAGCAATTGATTACTTAGCGCAGTTTGCTCCAGTAGATGTAGTAGTAGTCCAAGGTAACCATGACTTTGAGCGTATGTTTTATGTTGGTGAAGTACTAGATGCTATGTATCATAATAATAAGAATGTGAGCATAGACAACAGTTTAGATACACGTAAGTATTATGAGTATGGTATTAATATGATAATGTTTACACACGGAGATAAAGAGAAACCTCAAGAATTACCATTACTGATTGCTACTGAGCAACCGGCTATGTGGAGTAGATCTAAAGTTAGGGAAGTACATTGTGGACATAAGCACAAAGAAATGCTTAATGAATACATGGGAACTAAGGTTAGATTTATACCATCTATATGTGGTAATGACGCTTGGCATAAAACTCAAGGATATGTAGGTACTTTAAGATGTGGTCAAGGATTTATCTGGAATAAGAATAGAGGTCTGGAAGGGTACCTTCAAACTAACGTTATGAACTATGGCTTGGAAGAGGCGAAAAATTAATAGAACTACTAAATGTTTTTCTAAAAAGTCATCCTATGACGGGCATGATTTTCAGTCTAATCTAGAACTATATTGTTATAAAGAGTTAGAGAAATCTAAGATATTAGTAGAATATGAAGCTCATAATTTTACAATATTTGATCCTTTTGTGTATCCTCAAGCCTGCTATGAAGGTACGGCTAAAAAACTATATAATAGAAATAGTGTTAGAGCTATTACTTATACTCCTGATTTTGTAGATCCTAATGGTAAATGGATTATTGAAACTAAAGGATATGCAAATGAATCATTCCCACTAAGGTGGAAATTATTTAAGAAACATCTTAAGGACAACAACTTAAACTATGTGCTTTTTATGCCAAGAAACAAAAAGCAAGTAGATGAAGTCGTCGAACTTATAAAACAATTATAGATTGGGGGGGAGCTGTTAAGCCTCCCCTTTCTTTTTATTAATCAATTAAACATTATACTATGTCAAACTTAGTAAGCTCTTGCTGTGGGGCAGAATACACAGACAATACAGACGGACCCAGCTATTGCTGCGGGTCACCAATAGAAAATGGAATATGTCAAAATAAAGACTGTTTAGATCATGCAGAGCCTGAAGAGGGATTTGTATGTGAAAACTGTGAAGAGTTCTTTGAAGATCCTATTGCAGATTATGAGTACAAAAATCAAAGGCTTGACGCTAAAGCGGAAGATAGAGCAGACGCAGAAAGAGACGAGAGATGATAGAAGAAATCACTCGAAAGTCTATGCTTATAAGGCCTTCTGGTAGATCCACAGACTTTATAACGCCAAGCTTTGGTTATGGTTGTTTGTATAATTGTTCTTATTGTTATATGAAAAGACATAGACCAACAGGCCTTACTGTAGCAACTAACACAGGAGACATACTAACAGCTATAAACAATCACGCATTCTTTACTCCGGTAGATAAACCTAATCAAACACACGCAGATTTTACAACATATGATATTAGTTGTAATGAAGATTTTTGTCTTCATGCTAAGTATCATGAGTGGGAAGGTATATTTGATTTCTTTAAAGAGCATCCGATAGCAATGGGATCATTTGCAACAAAGTTTGTAAATAAGAAACTGTTATCTTTTAATCCTGAACGTAAAATACGCATCAGATTCAGCC